AGCGCGTCTCGTTCGACAAATTCCGCTCCCAGCCCAGTGTATCCGGCTTTATCCACCCACGAATCCTCGTGGCCTATCGTTTCTAACAAACGACTTGTTTTAACCCAGTCCATCATCAACGTGACGTGGGACGGGGTTACATAACCGTGACTTGTAAGAGCCCCGCGTATGATGACGTTCCAACCATCCGCGATACGAGCATGATTATCGTAAGCATCGCCGTAATCTTTGGCCCGTTCCCCGTTAATCAGGGATTTTGCTGCATCCAGCACTTCATCTCGTTTCATCTAATCCTCCAACAAATCTTGACCAAGAGGTTTAAGAGATAATTTAAGCCGCCAGTGGCGAGCCTTCCCCGTTTCCCAATCATACCGGTCCCACTTAGGGTTCTTAACATCCATATACCCCAAATCAGACGCAACCTTGCGCATCTTCCGAAAAGCCTTAGCCTCTATCTGACGAACCCGCTCCCGAGAAATCCTCAAAGATACCGCGCACTCTTCCAAACTCTGGTCCTGCGCAAACCGCCGAGCTAAAACATCCCGTTCCCGAGGAGACAGTTTCTGAGAAAACTGACTTATTGCACTCAACTGTGATATAGTCTTTTCCGACGAACCCTCCTGAACTAACTTCTTTACGTCGTCCAAATCAAGATTAACCTCCGATGTAGATTTATTTAAACGAAGCTCACGCATGTGATTCGGCCACAAATCCTCCGGATCACGGCCAACCATCCCCGCAACATCCAAAGCTAAATCCGTCCAACCCTTTGAATTATATGGAACCGACTTCATCGTTATTAACTTGTTTACCGTCTGCTGCGAACGACTCATCTTTCGGCACATGTCCGCAACAGAAGAATACCGCTCGCGTATTGCACGAAGTAACCTCCCATTGCGAACAGTTACCTTTAAATTAAAATCTTCATCTTTATTCATAGGTTATAGCTCCTTGTGAAGTCTTGTGGTTCGACGATGAATAAATTCTCTTTGGTTCTAGTTACACCGACGTAAAATACGCGGTGCATGTCATCAGAGTTAACATTCATCTGTTGCTCGGCTGCGGGTGATAAATCGGTAAACAATACGACGTTATCCGCTTCCCCACCTTTTGCCCCGTGGATGGTAGAGACCGTTATTCTGGGCTCACCATTAAACTTTTCGCCCCGACGCAGAAGCGCCGTTACATATGCCCTATCGTTGTCCGGTATTTTGTTCATCGCCTCAGACCAGATCATGCTGTCGTCGGCTAAAAGCCCGTGGTGCGCGGTCAGCGATTGCATGTTTACGATGTCTTGGTCTTCCAGACCGGGCAGTTTTTTAAATCCTCGGGTGATACGATCCCCCACGGACATGTATGCGTAGATTTTTCTAGCTGTTGCGCCGGGGATGTCTTTACCTTTGCGCAGTTGCTCCCAGCCGTTCACGGCGTCACTTAGTTTTTCTGAGATGGACCGATGGCCGCGATATTCGTACAGGTATCCGCTGGACTTTAGTTCGGTAGCTACGGGCTGAAGTTGGTATCCGGCTTGAGCAAGCACGAGCCATGAGCCTTCGGACATGTCCATTTCTTCGATACTAAAGATGCGGCGCACTGATCCGAGGCTGTCTACTCGGGGTTCGTAGTCTTTTAGGAATCTTTTATCTATGCGTCCTACGACCCGTTCTGCGAGGCGGTGTACTTCTAGCGGTATGCGATAGGACTGAGACAGGGTTTCCGACCCACCGTCGAGGTTAATGAAGTGATCTACGTCTGCCCCAGCCCACCTATAGATAGCTTGGTCATCGTCCCCAGCGCAATACATACGGTCCGATTTTTCATCTAAAATATGAGCAATGTCCCACTGAATAGGTGACAAGTCTTGCGCCTCATCTACAAAGCACAGCTTGAACGATGGGCATGATCGGAAGCCCTCTTCTGGAAAGCTTTCGAGCATGTCTGTGAAGTCGTACATCTCTAGGTTTTCTTTGTAGCTGCGCAAGCATTCGTCCACATACTTGATGATGTTCCACTCAATCGGGCTATCCATAGAGTTGTACTGGTCCCGCAGGGACACTTTACGCATTCTGGCGAGGTTTATCATGCCTAAGATAGGGTCTGTAGCTTTTGTTATTTCTGGCAGATCGTCGTCAAAGTTGTTTGAGCGGGTGATCTGAAGTTCTACGCCCATCTTTTCAGAAAGTTCTCTGTAGTTTTCGTCTTGCATGACTTGCTCTGTCCGGATGTCGGAACAGGTCAGCGCCAGACTATGCAGGGTTCTGAAGTAAAACAGGTCTTTCTTTGGGTCTAGGTTAAAGCGTTTAGCCGCGCGTTCTTTGGCCTCGTTGGCCGCTTTGCGGGTAAAGGCTAGGAAAGCAATGCTGCGAGGTTCGACACCCTTCTGGAGAGCGTCATCGACCATATTAAGAAGTCGAGTTGTCTTCCCCGTCCCCGGTGGGCCGAATATCCTGAACACTTTCTTTCTCCCTTTGGTAAATCTGCCAGACGCGCTGCTTGCTAATGTTGAACCATTTAGCCACGGCTGTTTTTGTCATGTGCCTTTGATCGATCATGTGAACGATTTCGGCGTTACGCATTTCTTTAAAAACGTTCTTACTCAAAACGGGCTCCCATGTTTTGGCGCAAAGTCCGGTGTAGATATATCCATGTCTCCTACATTGTAGGCTGGTATCTGCCAGACGCGGACGGCTCGACCTTTGATCTTGAGCACAGTGCTGTCACCATTAATGTCCCGCAGACGTTGGGCAATGCGGTGCGACTTATACTCAAAGAATTTATTCTTCTTTAGAAAGTTCTCAAAGTCCTTGAGGCGGAAGTAAGTGACCATTGCTTCCTCGTCGGTCCAAGGGCGGCGGAGCAAGATTTCCTCTTTGTCCTGCGCTTGCTGTAGGAAACGACAGAACTCTTCTAGGTAATCGTAGAACTGCCCGCTGATGCTGGCGTCTACGGCTACTTCCATGATGGCGCTTTCGTTCTCGCGCATTTCTGTAAGCAGGGCGCTGATCCGACCTTCCCACTGTTGCTTTGCCACGCTACGCGGCATGAAGTTCAGTTGCTCCATACAGGCTTTTTGAAACATGGGCTGGCTCATTAGGGCGTCTGTGTCTAGCTCCAGAGGCTCGCCGTTAACGTCCATAAACCAAACCGGGGGTGTTGAGTTATACTTACGCAGATTAGCTACTGTAGCGTTCTGTATGGCGCTCCCAATGCCAAACTTGCGAGTTTGGCAGAGCTCCTTGTTACAGTGTGCGTTAATCGGCGCATCACTGCACCTGTAGGCGTAATCCTTGCGGTCAAGCTGCTTTGCCACCACGGTAACTTCTGACAGAGGCAGGGGCGGCTCTAAGTACTGCATGTTGTACGTTAGGATTTCTGTTTCCCAGCTATCGGGGTACGCTTTGCGCAAATAGACGCCGATATTAAACAGACCGTTATTGCGCCCACCTTCTGAGATTTTCTCTTTGACAAGGTGCTGTATGCACGGCGGACCGTCTCTAACAGGCGTACCTTCGGCGCTTTCTGTAATCTGTAACTTTTGTATCTGTTCTGGGGTCTGAGCATACTTTTCGTAAAGCTCAAAGAACTCTTCAAGCGAAGCAGATGTGCCGTCGTCCAAGATGCCGTAGCGTAAACCTTCTTCCGCGTTATAATACGGTAGGTTTAGAAAGTTTCCTACATCTCCGCGGTCCAAGTGCAGTTTGATCTGCTTTGGAAATATCTCGCTCTCACCGTAGCCCAGCGCAGCGGCCACGCTCTTCAATGATTTCTGCATGTCCTTTGCTTCAACCCAATCTGTAGAGAAGAGGAAGCAGTGAGCCCCACCGGACTTAGAACGGCATACAACCAGAGGTATATTTAATTTTCTAATCTTTTCCAACAAAAGCTTGTGGTCTAGCGGATACTGATCGATATCAACGCAGCCCCATTTGCACATGTTGTCGGCATTAATCGGTATGATGCCGATAGAGTTGCCCTTACCGGACAGGTGGCCTTCCCATAGACCCGCGTTCCGCGGTTCACGAACGATGCCCGCTTTACCTGTGTTCTTACCGTTGGACTGCGTTTTGTCTACGCGATATGTACCGTAAGCTTCTTTTAGTCCATCAAAGATAGACGAGAACTTTTTAACTGTCATGGTGATGTCCTTGCGGTGGGGACTGCCGTAGCAGCCCCCGAGTAAAACTTAAAACGGGATGTCGTCTGAGTTTGCGTTCTCAGATTTTTCGTTTTCATGTTTCACAACGACATCGCCGCTCAGTACGCTTTCAGAGAAAGCTTTAGCCTGTGCGTAGATGCTGGCATCTTGGATTGGCTCTTCACGCGACATTTCCCAGCCGTGCCAAGAACCCTTGGAGTTTTCTTCTGCTACCGATTTAATGCGGTAGATGTGAGAGAAGCGCGGCGGGTTAAACGGACCGTTCTTCCCCTGCATGGTCACAGATTGGATCATGCTGTTCCACTTGCGTGACTTCTTCAACTGCGTGGACTTCATTGCAATCAAAGCGGTCTCGGTTGAGCCATCTTCTTTGACTACCAGAACATAGTGCTGGTGTGTCTCTTCGATATAGTCCCCGTCGCCGCCAACAACATACTCTTTGTTGTCTTCGCTGCTACGCTCGGTCTTAGGCCGGGTGGAGTCATTAGGCTGATAGATAGCCACTGGTGCGCCCGATCCTGAGCCCCGTGGAAGCCACTGAATGAATACACGCTGATAGGCGCATGGAATGACCAACAGGCCGTCCTTACCGCTTACAGCCTCTCCTGAGACGGTGTTATAGATGTCACCTTTACGAGCGGTCTCATGGGTGTCCAGAACTGAGTCCAAGCCACTTAGAAGCTTTAGAAACGGCAGAGCCAGATCATCGCTGCTAATGTTTTGGTTACCCTGACCAGCGTCCTGTTCAAACATAGCCCCATCAAACTGTACTACGTCCGACTTTTTTGTTTTTGCAACTGCATTCGCCATTATTTTGCTCCTTTGATTATAGCGCGTTGGCCCACATAGGCCCCAAACAATTCCATAGGGAAATCATCCCCAGCTTCGACACGTTCTCGCACAAAAGCTTTAAGTGTACCGGAGTGAACACTTTCGCTTTGATCGGCAGGAAAGCCTTCTTTTGAAGCAAACGCTTTGAACGCGCTTGCCTGTTCGTCTTCGCCACGACCAAACTCACAAGACACAACGTTCTTGATAATATCGTCGTAACCGTTTTCACGCAGCCACTCATAGGCAAGCGGGCGGTTAGCCACTAATATACTGGCTCCATATGTAGGCTTAACGTCTACAGTAGAACCGTCGTCCAACGAGAATGAAGACATACCCAGTTCCTGCATAGCAGAAGGCAGTTCTTCGTCTGTAAGCTTCAACAAGTCTTTCTTCCGAGACTTGAGGTCTTTCTCAATCTCTTCGACTTCTTGTTGCGCTTGTCGGATTTTTCGGGCTAGGGTGGAAATCTCACCGAGGTTACCCCTTTCGACGGAGTTAGCGACTGTATCTTCAAAGTCGGATTCCATCATTGATAGTATATCGTTCATGTTTTCTCTCTTTCGTTGTTAAAGACCCTTTTACGGTCTTGACAAAGACGCTTATATTCTTATACATTCCTATAGTCAAGCGTCAAAAGGAGAAAACTTTGTACCAGTTCAAAACAGAACCGTTCGACCATCAGCGTAAAGCTCTTGAAGGCTCGTGGTCCGCGAAGTTTCATGCGTACTTCATGGAGATGGGAACTGGTAAGAGCAAGGTAGCCATTGATAACATGGGTATTCTTTACGACAAAGGTGAAATCAACGCCGCTTTGATTGTTGCACCCAAGGGTGTTTACGACAACTGGGCACTTGGCGAGATACCGTTACACCTGTCTGAGGCCGTCAACCGAAAAGTTTTAAGCTGGAAGCCTACGCTTAGTAAGCGGTACGCTGCCGAGCTTGAAGAGATGATTATGGAAGACTTTGACGGGCTGAAGATATTTGTCATTAACGTAGAGGCGTTTTCCTCGCCCCGCGGTGCGCGGATGGCGGGACGCTTTTTGGTACAGAACCCCGACAACATGGTGATAGTAGACGAAAGCACTGCCATCAAAAACCGCAAAGCCCAGCGCACAAAGAATCTCATGGTGCTTACTAAGTATAGCAAGTACCGCCGCATTCTTACGGGGTCTCCTGTCACAAAAAGCCCTATGGATTTGTTTAGTCAGTGTAATTTCTTGGATGAGCGCGCTCTTGGGTACAACAGTTTCTTTGCCTTTCAAAACCGTTATGCTATAGTTCAGAAGCGTATGATGGGAGCGCGCAGTTTTCAGGAGATAACAGGGTATAGACGATTAGATGAGTTGAACGAACGCTTGTTTAACTTCTCCACCCGCATCCTGAAAGAAGAGTGCTTAGACCTTCCTGAAAAAATATATACGCGCCGGAATGTAGAACTAACGGACGAACAGGCCAAGGTTTACATGCAAATGAAGAAGCTGGCTTTGGCCCAGCTTGATGGGGAGCTTGCAACTACAGAAAGTGTGCTGACGCAGATCATGCGTCTACAACAGATTTGTTGCGGTTTCTTCCAACCGGACGTTGGAAAGATACAACCGCTAAAGAACAACCGTCTGAGTGAACTAACCAGCATTACAGACGAGCTATCAGGGAAGGCAATCATTTGGGCGTCGTATACCCACGACATTCAACAGATTTGTCAGACCCTGCGCGACCGTTTCGGGCCCGATTCGGTCGCACTTTATTACGGGGAAACGCCCCAAGACGAACGGCAGGAGATTGTTAACCGTTTTCAAGACGTTAACGATCCCCTGCGCTTCTTTGTTGGTCAGCCTAAAACAGGTGGGTATGGAATTACTCTGACAGCCGCCAACACGGTTATATATTACAGCAACTCTTACGATCTTGAGATACGTTTGCAGTCCGAGGACCGCGCTCACCGGATCGGGCAAAAGAACGCCGTCACATATATCGACTTGGTTTCACCTAATACCATTGATGAAAAGGTCTTAAACGCCCTGCGCAGCAAGATTGATCTCGCTGGGCAGGTTCTCAAAGAGGATGTTAGCGGGTGGCTGACATAATTCCAACGGGTTCCTGTTGAGTCAAAGCTTCCGCCATGTTTGCCAAAGAGTACTTTTCCATCAAGTTTTGGCGACTTGGCTGTAATGAAACGTCTATTTGTTCCAACTCGGGTTCTATCAACTCTTCCGGTCTAGCCATAGGACGCAAGCTAGTTGCAGGAGCCGAAAACTCTATTTCAGGGGGCCGTGACATAGGCCTAACCCCCCGCCCACGAGCCACATCTTCGGCGTTAAAAACGGGCTGGTTCATTATAAAGTTTTCCGCTCCGGTGTTTATAAGCCCTTCTACGCTGTTGCCTGTAAAAGGCTCCGCAATAATCCTCAGATAGTTTTGAGTTTCTTCAAACGGTGGAACGCCTTGATACTCTTCTACATTACCCGGACCCGCGTTATATGCTGCTAAACCTACCTCAAGACCAAACTGGTCGGTCATTTGTTTAAGATACTTTAAACCACCAGTGTAATTATCCAGAGCGTCGTTTATGTCCACGCCTAACTCTTCGGCAGTTCCCGGCATTAATTGCATCAAACCGCGGGCACCTTTTTCGCTCCCCGCACTCTGGTTACCTTTGCTTTCCTCATACATTACCCGAAGAGCCAACTCAGGATCAATTCCTTGCTCCAAAGCTACTGCAACTGGGTCAAACCCGTAAGTCTCTCGTACCATTTTAGCTAAGTTAGCTAAGTCCTCGGTTGAAGCGCGTCTTGACGCCACTTCAGACGATCCGCCCTTTTCCATATACACAGGCCCGCCGTCCGCGAACGATTGCAGCGCGAACGATTGCAGCGTGGAAGGGTTTTTTATTTGACCGAAATGCTCATTAAACACGGAGCTTAAATCGGTTGAGAAATCAGGAAAATTAGTGGGCTGGTGCATCCCCGAGAAAAGACTATCTTGGAAGACGCCAGCATTATCTTGGAACGTTTGTTGTTCTTTTTGAGAAACTTCCCGCAAGAACTGATCGCGTTTCTGTTCAAAATCTGGATCGCCATACTGCCGTTCTAAATACTGGCCGTATTGTTGCAAATGCTGGCCCATGTTTGGACGATTCATCAAATCCCCCATATGTCCTTGAAACATAGACTGTCCTGACGCAGGAGGAAGCCTTTGAAACATAGACTGTCCTAACGCAGGAGGAAGCGTCTGGCCTACGGGGGAACCCATTGGAGGACCGCCGGGGAAACCCAGGACGCCTAAACGACTCATATCTGGAAGTTGGGGCATATATGCTCCAAAACTTCCAGAAATGTTTACAATGCCACCTTCTGCCATACCCACGGGTAGATATTCCGGATCAGGAACCAATGTGTTACCACCCGCTGGAGTGAAATCATCGGCGTAAAGAACATCACTTGCAGAAGTAGCCGCAGTTCCTATCATCGGAACACACGCACCCGCGCCGTAATCGTAAACATACCCCGGGCCACAGCTTCCGGGGCCACTTTCGTTGTCAGACTTGTTCATGTCCTTCATCATAGCGTCCATGCGCTCTCTAGCGGCACTGCTTAAAGACAAGTCATCCGGGCTTTCAACCATCATAGGCAACCCTGTAACGCTGTTTATAACGTAAAACGATCCAGACCCCGTTTGGTAAACGTTTTTATCGTCTGTAACCTTAACAATTGGATCGGTTTTGCGTATTCCACCAAGATATGCCAAGCCTTTTAAACCCAAGCTTATAGGGCCGGGAAACATTGTTAGGCCCTGATTTCTTGGGTCATCTGGATTACCCATAATTCCAGAGCCACGCATTGCTGCAGTAGCCTGAGAATTTGGATTAAAGAAATCTTTAGCTTTACCATAAGCGGCGGCCAGAATGCCTTGTGGCTCGGGTTCTGGTTTAGGCTGTACGACGTTTGCTGCTGGGGCAGATGACCCGCCCCCGTTATCAGAAGAAACAGGCGGCGCTAAGTTGGCCGGACGCATCCGAGGTCTAATGCTTGTCTCAGGGGCGCTGCTAGACGTAAAACCTTCAAACCCTGCGCCGGGGGTGTAGTTTGAGCCCCCTGCCCAAGTACTTGGTTCAAATAACTTCCAATAGGCTGGAACGCCACCCGGACCCGGAAGTCCCGCGCCACCGTTTTCCAAGAGCATTTGCTCTTCTTCGGGATTAATATACGCCAGCATGTGCGGCTGATTGTTAATCATTGTCTGCCGTGGAACAGCGCCGCCGTCCACGAACTGTTGATAAGCACCAATGCCCCGCGGTCCGCGAGTCATGTTCCGGGCTGTTTCGTTCAGTGTTCCAATGCCGCTCATAACTGCGCCTCCGTCTGCCATCCCGATGTTTTTCAAATCAGTAAGTCTTGGGTCAAATATGGCGGTAGGAGAACGTAGGTTTCCACCTTCAAAAGAAGTTATCTCGCCGTAATGTGTCGAATCAACTCCAGCAAACCCTTGATCCATCAGGCGCTGGTTTGCCAATCTGTCTAATTCGACTGTATCAAGGTCTGGGTTTTGTTGTAAAAGTTCTCTCCGAGCCGCCGTATAGTCGGTTGATTTAGCGAATGGCCCTCGTTGGACCAAGGGATACATCTGAGACCCTTCAGGAATTCTATCTGCCGCGCCCTTGCCCCGGTCAATAGATCGTGGGTCTGGATTATATCCCGCAAATCGGTTGGCTGTTGGATATGGAATTCCTGACGGATTTACAATTTCACCGTCTCCAAAATTCATTCCTGTGGGCTCAACATCAAGATAAACTCCACGGCCCGATTTTCCGTAAGTTGAAGGATTCAGTACGCGAATGTCATCTACCGAAACACCTTCTTGTGTGGGCATTGTCCCGTGAACGCCCACCCGTTCATAACCTTGAGCCAGCATCCTTGCTTCTCGTTCGGCATTGTCTAGAGTTATCGGAATTCCGTCGGCATCAACACCCACGTTCCCATCAATGTAATGTTGCCGTAAACGTATTTCCCCCAAGAAATCCAACTCTTCTAAACGCTCGTCCGTCACAAGGTCTGTATTACCCGCGCGAAGATCGGCGGCTATTTCATCGGCAAGCCTTTCTGTATCCGTCAGTTCCCTAACCGCTCCTGATACAGCGCCCTCTTGGTTGGCCGCGTAGTTTTCTACCCGGACATCAATCTCGTCGGGAGACAGATCGGTGTTTCTTTCTAGGTTCAGACGATAGTTGTTAATCTCTGTGTCAATGGATCGACGGTTTAGACCAGCGATATCGTCTGCTAAATCGGCTGGAACCCTTCGAACCATTGTTTTCACGGCAGGACCCGCAATGGGAATCAAGCCCGCAGCTTCTCCCGCTGCCATAATTCCCATTTTTAAAAGGCTCGGGTCTTCGGACTGACTTTCTTCGTAAATCTCTTGTCCCGTTCTAACGGCTGCAAGAGGAGTAAAATCTATTGCAGTTTCTGCGGCGCGCACACTTAAAGGTTTCTTTTTGCGGTAAGAACCCGTCAGAGGGTTAAACCGACTGAAAAAAGATTCGGCCTCGCCACCATCTTGAAACGAAGCAATCCCCTGTGGCACAGGACCTTTTACAGGAGGAGGCCCATATGCCTCGCCGCCACTGGCAAAAGAACCAAGGCCCGCGGTCCGCGAGTACCCGTCCGGGTTAAACATCTGTTTTCTGTAAGCCGACTTCATTGCGTCGATTGCCGCGGCTGATTTCCCGTCTCGTAACATTTGGCGTTCAGCGTCTTGAATTAGTCTGAAATCCATAAGTTACTCCAATAAGCTTGCAATACCACCACGGCGCATTTGTCTTGGTTGCATCATACTAACTATCGGATCATTTGGGAATAGGGCAGCGTACCTAGTCCTGTCTACCGGACCAGAATTAACTGGGGCCGGGGCTGGACTAGGTACGGCCGACGCCCGAGTGGTGGGAGGTCCTACGGGCGAAGGTGTCGGGACCGGGGGCCGCGGAGGGGGAGCCACCGCGCCTTGCTGGTCGTTGGAGGGTAAAACATTTTGAATAAAGAAAGGTGTAGACTGAGGCGGTGTTTGACCTTCAGTATCTTCAAATACACCCTCTCGCGTAACCGCTGGAAGGGCTCGACGACCAACGTTTGCCGCGCCTTGGCCTGCGGGAATAAGTCCCTTCTCTACCAGAAGTGCGGTCAATCTGCCACCAATGGCACTTTTCTCTCTTTCTGTGCGACCCTTTTTAAGCATCACAGCCAACAACTCGGGGTCTCGCATCATCTGGGTCATAACATCCATTTTCATGGACTCTGGGATGTTTGCAAAAACTTTTGAATAGGCTGTCCGAAAGGCTTTTGAACCTGCGCTGGCCGCGACAAGGGAGCCCCCTGCGGTATCGCCGGGAACAAGGCTTTGCGCTCTAGTACCAATCGATGAACCGACAATCCGCAAATAAAAGTCCATCATGGGGCCTACGGTTTCGGCTAAATCCCCAAGATCGACACCATCTTTCATGGTGAACGACTCCATTTTAACCATCTCACTCGTAATTCTTTTGAGACGATCGACCTCTACTTTTGGCATGACTTCTTTTTCAACAAGCCATTCTGCCAAAGTTATTTTACCCGGAGAGTTGGGGTGCGGAAGAAAGATAGCCTCGTATAACCCCTTGGGGCTGAAAGAGTTGCTGGTCTGACCGTTTCTTGTATACAGGGATTCTATCAAAGAACTTCTGAAGCCTTCCAAAGCCTCTTCTTTTGTGCGGGTCACGCCTGTGGCGTCTGTCCAAGATTCTGGGGCTTTTTCAACAACCTTCCAGAGATTATTTAAGCTCTCAATCGGTCTTTTGTTATTTTGGTTAAACGCGCGAGCAAATGCGGTGGCAGGGTTTTCTGTTGTATTTGGAAGTAAATCCATAAACGAAATTTGACCGTTAAGCTCTTTCAGAGCTTCTTTGTTTGCCGCGGTTCCTTCTTTCAAAAGAAGGTTTGCTGTAATGCTGTTTTCTAAGTCCGCTTTGAGCGCAGGCATAGCGTTTAAGACATCGACATTTTCCGGCTTCGCCATCCACTTGTTCAAAGCATCGACGTTGACCACACCTGTTTCAGGATTGTACGCCGCGGCTCTAATGTTCCGCAGAATTGTTTCCGTAGTCCCGCGGACCGTGGTCGTTGTGTTAACAGCTTGTAGAACGTTATCTCGGGCCTGTGGAAACTGAGCCAAAGCGTCGGAATTGTCTGAAATCCAATCGGTTAGTTTCTTAGTGTCGATCATGTCATTATCTTTGTTAATGACTGTAGACATCATATCATCAAGAAGCGGCTTTAGCTCGCCTTTTGCGTTTCCAGCAAGGTTTGTCAAACTCTGTGTAAGCTCGAACTTTCCAAGACCGTCTAGCTGCAAGGACCGCAAGTATCCGGCGTCCGCATTAAATATGTCGTTTGCAATTTGTTCGGGGGCAACTTTCGGTGCTCCCGTTTTGCTTACTCCAAGAATGTCTCCGGCAAAGGTTCGAGTGTACGCATCGTTAAACGCGCGAGAATATGCTCGGGCCGTATCATAGGCGGGATCAACACCCTGCGGAAAGCTTTCCAAATCCCGCATCAACGCCTCTGCAAAACCGTAAGCAATTCGCGCACCCGAACTGTCGCCCGCTGCGGCGAGCATACGAGCTTTGCTCAACGCCGAAGTCCGCATCTCTGTAAGCTCTCGAATAGAAACCGCGCCGTCAGTAGCCTCGTCAGTAGCTGCCAAAGCACCCTCTCGGGCCGCATCCCGGGCGGTTAAACGCTCAACATCAGCAAGCTCATCAATTGCTTTGGCCGTGCGTCTTTCTATAAGCTTATCTTCTGCGTCAGCCGCTTCTCTGCGAACTATACTGGCCCTTTGACGTAGAAAAGTAACTCGCTCGTCTATGTCCGCAATCTGACTAGCTTGATCTCTTACTGAATTAAAACGATCAACGTTGTACGTTACTCCACTTATGGCGTCTAAAGAATCCTCAAGACGTTCCCGAGCTTGCACTAATCTTGGACTAGCTACAACCTCCGCAGCCGCGCCTTCTTCTGGAAACAACTCGTTTCTTTTCCGAGTAACAAAAGCGTTTATTGCACTAAGTGGTTTTTTAACCTCATCGGCAGCTTCAACCGTTTCCGGTAAAGTGTTTTCCCAGTATGACATGAAGTTAGGGACATTTGTGGCATTACCGTCCGCGTCAACAAACTCCGTGAGGGTTAGATTTGGACCCGTATTTCTCCAAAGCGTTCTTTCTTGAGCGCGACCTGCCTTAAAACGAGCGTCAATAACTTCGTATAACTTTCGCCCAAGTGTTGCCTGTCTCTCCGCGGCCCAATCTGGTCCCCGCTTGCCCGCAACCTTGTCAAAGGAGGATAATACCTCGTTCATCGCGCCTAAAAGATTATTTTCCAAGTCTGCATCAAAAACCGCTTGAGCCAAAAGTGCGCCTTCTTGAATCGCGCCTTTGTCCCCTGTTCCATACAACGCAACAATCGTGTTCCGCAGTGCGCGGTCCGCCTGTACATTGGCAGAGTTACGCTCTTTGGAAAGACCCACGGCCATCTGTTCTAGGGACTTTTCTAAAGCTGCAAGTGTAGGTGAGCCTGATTTAAGTGCGGCGGTAAGCGCAATTGGCTTGCCGGAATCGTCCATCAACAGGGATTCAAACTCTTTAGAGCTTAGGGCTGCAATCACGGCCTCCGTATCTTCGCCGCTTTCTTCCAGAAGGTCTAATATGTAATTTGTAACTTGAGTTTGTCGCTTGCCTTTAAACGCGGTCGCAAGATTAACCGCACCTTCCTGAACTCGCCCTTCTTTTACGGCACCGTATCCCGCTTTTAATGCTCCGAAAGTTGTTGGAAGTCTCTTAGTAATAAGGTTTCCAAGAAGTAGGGCGCTTACACCGCCAGCTAATTCTCCAGTTATTCTAGCGGCGGTACTTCCCTCTAAGTCGGAACTTTCTACAGCATAAGCGCCGCCTGTTGCTCCGGCTCCAGCTAAAGTCTCCACTGCGCCAAACTTTAGTTTGTTAGCTTGAGCTTGAGCGCCCATAGTGCCTACGGTGCTTTCTAGCCCCCTAGCTACTTTGAGGCTTAGAGGTATTTTCTGACCTTCTTTTACAAGGTTCTCCGCTAACTCCACGCCGAAATTAATTTGTTTTGGAACCATATACGGCATCGGAAGCCATGCCAAAGCGCCCGCCGCGGTCTTTCCCGCCTCGTAAGCCGCGGCTGTTCCCGGCAGGAGTGGTGACTCTTCACCTTGGATCGCATCGTTTACTTGCTCTCCGACAAAATAACCAAGCCCTGCGCCGACAGTTCCTGTTACAAACGGAAGCCCAAATCTCAGAACCGCGGCGGGTCCAACAGGAGGAACACCCGCAACCGCCGCTTGTCCTAAAGCAAAACCGCCCATAAAGGTTGGAACCGATGCTGCCGCAGGAATAATCTCACGTTTTGCTCCACCAAGAAACGTCCCCGCTTGAATGGGCTCACCCTCTAAGTCTCTTGCAAAGAACTCAATAATATCGTTGTCCGACAACCTACGTTCGGCTGGAGATAAACCCGCCAACTCAGGGATCGTGTCTAAAATCGGCGCAGTCCCGTCTCTTAAACCGCCATACGTTAAGTAATCGGGCCGTTCTGGAAAGTCCTCCGCCAATACCTCGACCATGCTAGAAGTAAACGCAGAGGTGTCTCCACCAAAGAGACTAAAATCCGTTTCAAACTCATCTTTGTCATACGTTAAAAAAGGAAGCGACGGAGCAACGGGTTCAACGGCTGGTTCAACAACGGGAACAGGAAAGGTGTCTGCCATGTTAATCTACCTTTTTTTCTGACGCATCGAAGCTTTTGCAGCGTCAATCGCTTCTTGGTTTATACTGGCTTCACCAAGCAGTGTAATTGGACCCAGAATACTTTCAAGACGGTCAATTTCAAACAACTTCTGATTAAGGGTAGATTTCATCGTGCTGTCCATAGGCGTTCCGCCTGCAAACATTTCTAAAATGCGAGTCTTTTCTTCTGCAAGATAGCCCACAATATCGTTGAGCTTTCTAGCTTCTGTTTTAGGACTCGCCAACAAAGCCTGTTCATTTGGAAACAACTGCTCGGTTGTTTGTAAGTCCGCAACCGCAAATCTTGGCGAGGAAGCCAGAGCAGAACGACCCATAACGCGAATCATTTTGACAAACTGACGAGCGTCAGTAGTGTCTTTAAACAAATCTCCAAAAGCCCCCGGCGCTAAACCACCCGCAACAGCGTCAAGTCCGGCATATACCTTTGACCAGAAACCTGTACCTTTGCGAGCCGCAGCAAATGCGTCTTTAACTTCGACCATTTCTGCTCTGGAAAGTGGCGAACCATCTATTTTTGTCATACCTTTAAGAAGCTCGGCGTCCAAAGCGTCCAATTGAGCTTGTGCGCCAGCCGCCATCTTCTCGTTTTTAGCCACTTCGTAAGCAATCGTGCTGGATACCTCAAAGGCCCCACCCGGAAGCGGTTTCGCGTTACCATCTTCATCAACGTATGTTTTACCGTCGTAAGAAGTAAACACACCCTCACCCGGAACAAGAAAGCCGCGGATCGCAGTGCTTGCTGTTGGAACTTTTTGATACGAGGCAGAGCCGGGAGCCGCGGCATTTGCAGCGTTAACTTGCTCTATCAAAGCCTTGCCCTGCGGGCTTGTAATGTCGATCACGGTCGTTACAGGGACGCCGTCGGCGTTTGGAAGAGTAACCTGCGCCATAGACGGGTCTGGAACGGTCGGATCGCCGAAAATAACTTCAGTCTCTCCGGTAAGCGTGTCAACTCGAACAAGCTCACCGTTTATTTCACGCAACTCAATGGTGTCTCGGTTAGCAACAACGCGGTTTTCTGCCGCAATCTTTGCGGCTTGATCTCGTTCAAAGTTGTTTTGATTTACAATGGCTGCGCGATCCTCGGCGTTGATCTGACTTTCGTCTCTAAGCCCTTGAGCAACCAACAACCTTGCAATGTCGTTTTCTTGAATTATAGCTTGACGAGTTACGAAAGTTGTCTGAGCCCGCTCTTCTGCACTTAGGGCTCTACCCAAAGCTCTTTCTTCTTGGGCAATCGTAGACGCAATCTGCGCAGCAATGTCTGCAAGCTCATCCGCGCGGTTCCGACCATATACGACTGTTTCACGATCCACTGCACGATCTTCCGCGGCAATTGCAGTTGCAAGAGCACGTTTTTCTGCGTCAATCTGAGCCTGTATCGCGCGGTTTTCTCTTCTAATAGCTGCAAGCTCGGCACGAGCTTCCTGCGCTTCCTGCGTTGCAAGTCTGCGATCTTCTGATCCAAGAGTAGTTTCAAGCAGGCGAGCTTCGGTTTCGATAAGCCGTTGCTCCGCACGGCCTTCAGAAGCAATTGCCATAAGAACAGCCCGCTCTTCTCTACTAATTGTTGTGATTTCAAGACGATTTTCTGCGGCAAGGGTAGTTGCCAAAGCTCTTTCTTCCGCCGCAATATCCCGCTCTACTGCGCGCGCTTCTTTCAGTATAGCAAACTCGTCGGTTATTGCTGCCGCTGCAACCTTATCGTCAGTCGTAAAGCCCTGTGCAAGTAGCGCGCTTACGGCGCTTCGTTCTTCCGCAGTGTTTGTTGGTTTAGTGACCGGAACTGTGGGGTTTTTCGGGTCATACATTGTAATAGTTTTAAACCCGGCATCTGTTGGGGCCGCGCCAACGTTATAAACTTTTGCGCCGTCTAATTTGGAAGCAGCGTTAAAATCTTTTCGACCGTCCGCAGTACTTAGATCAAACGTTTGCGCTTGTCCGGAGGGTGATACAACAATTTTAATGTCCGACTTGCTGCTATCCGCAGGCTCCGTACCAACGTTATACAAATTGGCGTCGGGGTTAGCTTTAAGTGCAGCCTCTAATTTAGCCACGCCGTCCGACGTTGAAACGTTAAAAGTACCCAGCTTTTCGCCGTTTGGACCTATCAGTCTTTGATATTTAGCGTCTCCGGGCTTCGCTTTAGCCGCTGCTAACAACAGAGCCTGACGAGAGGCTTCATCAGTCTGAGCCTGACCCAAACTTGCCTGTCGTGCCTGCATACGCATCTGACGCTCTTCAGCTTGTTGAGCCTGCTTGGCGGACAACATGCCCGCGGACCGCTGTCCGATCTTGTCGGTTAACTGAGTTTGCGTCGCGGCATTAGCCAAGCGTTCCGCAATAGAGTCACCCTGCGTTTGACCAGCAAAATTCAAAGCCGTGCCCGCAATGTCAAACAACATCTGGGCCTTCGCCATCTTGTTCTGTTCTTCAAGAGCCGCGGCCCGCGCTTGTTGGTCAAAGCCCCCTGCAAAATACTTCTCGTAATCTGCAACGTCTCTCTCGGCCTGCGTTAAAATACGGCTTTCGCCGCCTTCTGAGAATCTGCGGACCTCTACAGGTCCGCCATTTCTAAAATTTACGGGTGGTGTGTTGCCCGCCCCCGCCATCATTAGGGAGCCTACACCCTCTTCCATCGGGCCTTCCATATCCACCGAGCCAGAAAGGCCTTGCATCAGTTCTCCGATGCCGCTGTCCATAGCGCCTTGTTGTGTCATCATAATAGTGGGCTGGGTCAGGGCCAAAACAGATTCTGGAGTTGCCATGGCGTCTTGCTCACCGACGAGGGTTGCAAGTTCTTCGTACCTAGCTTCCAAAGGCAGGTTGTTGCCCCGAATGCCGTCGATTAAAGTCTGGTAATCTTCCGCGCCATCCAGCTTCATCATCATGTCGTCGGCCATCTGCGTCCCGACTTGCTGGCCCATCATTTCGGCACCCGCAACCTGTTGTTCCGCCCCTTGAGGCGGCATCATCGCAGGAGCCGGGGGTGGCGGCATCATATCTTGAGGCATCGGTTGAGCGGGTCCACCCATTTGTCGAAACAATGGTCTGTTCATTACATTTGGCATTTAGAATATCCCCGCTGTTTTTGCGCCCGATGCGGCGCTTAATCCACCTATACCCAAACCAAGCGCCGTTTGGAACGGAGAAACTTGTGGGGCAGACGCCGCAGTGAGCGTAGATGACCCCGAAGGTGTACCAGAATATATGTCTGAAAGAAAGCCGTACTGTTGATACGGCTGAGTATAACGCTGCAAGTTAGACAGTCGAGTAGCATCAAGACCCGCTTGATCCACGCCACGCTGCAAAGCACCCGTAGTCATAAGCGTGTTCAAGTCCTGAGTACCCAAAACAGAAGTAAGTTCTCCAAGGCCAGCCTGTTGAACACCTAGTTGACCGAGATTAGTCCCTAATTGACCAATGCCCTGACCAAGCTGACCGTATGCCGTTGCCATGTTCTGTTGACGACTCATGGCAGAGTCAAACGCGCCCATGCCTAGCTGTTGAGCTTGACCGTAACCAGCTGCCCGCATCTGAGCCGCGGTCCGCGCTTGTTGATCCAAGGCATTTCGGCCTTGCTCCGCCTGAACAATAGCGTCCCGCGATCCACCAAAAGCGCCAGCACCTACGGCCCGAGCGCGGTTACCCACTTGAGCAATGTCGCTGGCTCGTTGGATGTCGCCCATAGCGGACTGAACCGCGGCGTCTTCATATGGATTCATATAGGCTTGATACGAAGTAGGGTCATATTCTGCACCCGTACCAGCCAAACTTTGAATGCCTTGCCCGAAAGTGTCGACAGCGCCAGACACCATTCCTGCGCCTTGACCCAGAGTTTGAGTGGCGGTATCAAGAAACGGCTTATAGGCTCCAACACCCTGACTAGCGCCGCTAATCGCCGCTAGTTCGTTTTCAGAAAGGTCGGCAATAGTGTAGTCCGGCGGAACAACCCCCGATTCAATTTGATCTTTTATGTAACCTTGAACATCAGCTAACAGACCAAGGCGATATGCTTCAATTGCCGGGTCTTGGCGGTTGGTTACAATGGTTTCTTGTACAGCCATTATGCTACTGCGCCCCCTTCAAAAGCTCTCATCATATCGTACATCTTTCGTACACCTTCTTTACGGCTACCGTTACCCAGCCCGCGCACGGCTTGAGCGGTCATTACAAATTCTCCGTCGGACAACATTGCAGGGATGTCATCGGAAGTCTCTGTTCCGGGGCCTGAAATAAAACCGTTGCGGCGAGGGAAGCTCATCTCACCACCCGCGGCAGCTGCCACAGGCTGTAGATATTTCTCGTAGTCAAAGTCAAATACTGGAATCTGCGGGGAGGGCCGTGTTGGAATCATTGTATCGGCTACCGTTAGATAAGTGGGCTGCGGTGCAACGCCTGTACGGTATTTATCAGGGTTTTCTGCCAGACGTTCTTCTGATGCTGACGGGCCGTCATACGGGTCTGGAACTTCCGCTGGCTCAATAGGGTCAAACCCTCCGGCTAACGCAGCAACCCCAAGACCTGCGGCGGCTGTTGGCAACAGTTTGATGCCGCCCTGTACCGCAGGAGTTTGTATTTTTCCTGCTAAATTTATAACATCGGTGCCAGTAAATGGTTTCCCTGTGGCCTGTAGCTGGGTGGTAGCGTCAGCCATAGCTGTGGAAATATCTCCAGCGGGGACGGGCTCAGTGTAAAAGGCACCTTGAGTTTTTTGAAGGACCGTATCCATCGTGGTCGGCGGACCTTGGATAGCCGCGTTTGCCGCGTCAACATCAATCGGACGGCTAAGAAAACCGCCGGGGTTAGTTTCACTTCTTAGTATGTTGCCGGGAGTTGGCATCGCACCTTGTTGAAAGCCCTGACTAAACCTTTGTGCAAAATTGCCTTGAATATTCTTGTTCATCGCGCCCTGAAAACCAGAGGTAATGCCCCCAATTGCACCGCCGATAAGACCCGCTTTCAAAGAGTCTTTAAAGCTTGCACCCTGCGCCAAAGCTGTAATGCCACCGCCAATAAAGCCCGAGGCCATGGTCCCTAAACCCGGAGCAAAGAAGTTAAGCGCCATAGGTACAACAATTGGAGCCACTGCTTTCAGGACATTCTTAACGCCTTTAATAAGCTTTTTAAGGAAAAACTCTCTCTGTCCAGTATACGGGTTAATTGAATTTGACTCGCTGCCAACAATGTAAGCACTCGGG